CGGGGTAAGTATGGTCGCCTTCTTGGTTGGTTGTATATTGGAGACGAAGAGTTGTCTCTTAATGAGCAAATGATTACTGAAGGGTATGCTCATGCCTATGATGGAGGCACTAAAGATATGAACCTTGAGAAACTACGGGAGATCCGTAGAGCACATGGAACACTCGTAGAATGATGAGTGGTTTGTTCGTATTTGGATTTATTATATTACTGACAATAGGAATGGAAATGACTTGGCCTGTGAAGAATAGAAGATGAGTACAACCGAACAGTATCTTGGCAATCCTAATCTAAAGAAGGCGAATGTCGCCACAGAGTTTTCTCCTGAAGAAGTACAGGAGTATCTTAAGTGTGCAGATGATCCTGTATATTTTATCCAGACATATATTAAAATTGTTTCTCTAGATAAGGGTTTGATTCCTTTTGACATGTATGACTTTCAAGTTGAAATGACTAGGAAGTTTCACGACAAAAGATTTAATATTGCTAAGTTGCCTCGTCAGTCAGGTAAGTCTACTATCGTTACTTCATACCTTCTTTGGTATGTTCTTTTTAATGCGAATGTCAATGTTGCTATTCTAGCAAACAAGGCAGCAACTTCTCGTGAGATGCTGCAACGATTACAACTAAGTTATGAAAATCTCCCCAAATGGCTCCAACAAGGAATCCTCCAATGGAACAGGGGCAGTCTGGAACTGGAGAATGGCAGCAAAATCATGGCTGCCTCTACTAGCTCTAGTGCCGTCAGGGGCATGTCTTTTAATGTCATTTTTCTGGACGAATTCGCGTTTGTTCCGAACCACATTGCTGATCAGTTCTTTTCATCTGTCTATCCTACTATATCTTCTGGTAAAAGCACAAAGGTAATCATCATCTCCACGCCACACGGGATGAATATGTTCTACAAACTCTGGCATGATGCTGAGAGAGGTAAGAACGAATACATACCAACGGAAGTTCATTGGTCAGCAGTTCCTGGTAGAGATACTGCATGGAAAGAGCAGACTATTAAGAACACATCGGAACAGCAATTCAAGGTTGAGTTTGAATGTGAGTTCCTTGGTTCCGTCGATACTTTAATTAGTCCTAGTAAATTGAGGACGATGCCATATACAGATCCTATTGCACAAAATAAGGGTCTTTCCATTTATAAACGTGTTGAACCCGAACATAATTATATCGTAACGGTTGATGTTGCCCGTGGTACAAGTCAAGATTATTCAGCATTCTGTGTTATGGATACTACTACAGTGCCATACGAAATGGTTGCTAAGTATAAAAACAATGAGATTAAACCTATTATCTTCCCCAATGTTATTATAGATGTAGCAAGAAATTATAACCATGCATATATTTTATGTGAGGTAAATGATATTGGCGGACAGGTTGCAGATATTATTCAGTTTGATTTAGAGTATGAGAATCTATTGATGGTGGCAATGCGCGGTCGTGCAGGACAACAACTCGGTCAAGGATTTTCTGGTAAGAAGACACAACTAGGTGTCAAGATGTCCAGTGCTGTTAAGCAGGTTGGATGTTCTAACCTCAAAGCATTGATCGAAGAAGATAAACTTCTCATTCCAGATTATGATACTATTGCAGAACTCACCACCTTTATTGTAAAGGGTCAATCATTTGCTGCTGAAGATGGATGTAATGATGACTTAGCAATGTGCTTGGTAATTTTTGCCTGGATGGCAATGCAAGAATATTTTAAACAGATGCATGATAATGATGTAAGACAACGCATCTATGATGACCAAAGAGAGAACATTGAACAAGACATGGCACCGTTCGGATTTATGTCAGACGGATTAGAAGATGATCATATTATCGATGCTCAGGGTGATGTGTGGCAGATTGCGGAATACGGAGATAAATCCTATATGTGGGAGTTTAGGTGAAGATTAAAAAATATAAATAATCTTAGACAACCGAACTGTTGGAATACTCTAGGAGAATTTAAACATGGCAGCCAATCAACTATCGCCAGGTGTAGTTATTCAGGAAAGAGACCTGACTACTATCACCACCCTATCAACCGCCAATGTTGGCGTAATCGCAGCTCCATTTGAAATTGGACCCGTTGAAGAAGTAATCAGTATCTCCACGGAAAGAGAACTGGTAGAGCGTTTCGGCAAACCAAATAATTCAAACTTTGAGTTCTGGTATACAGCTTCGCAATTTCTTTCTTACGGTGGTGTTCTAAAAACAATTCGTGTGAATTCTTCATCATTGAAGAATGCTGTTGATTCTGGTACTGCACCTCTTGTTAAGAATCTTCAAGACTACGAGACCTCTTACGAATCCGCTAATAATAATTGGACATGGGCATCCAGAACTCCTGGTAGTGCTGGCAATTCTATTGGCATCTTTATGACCGATGCTGGTGCAGACCAAATTGCTGTCATTCCTGCTCCTGGTTCTGGTAATGAGTTTGAGTTTGTTGCTGACGCTGCTTTAACCGCAACTAGTGGTGCTGCAGGTAAAGTATTCAAGTATAGCGTTCTATTATCAGTTCAAACTGTTGTTGGTGATTTCACCCCTGGCACTTCTACTACAATTTCTATTGGTGGTTCTGACGAAGCAGTAGATGTTCTTGCTTGGGATCCTTCTAATAAGAAACTTGAAATTGGTCTTCCCTCTGGTGGCGTTACTGGTATTATTGCAGATGCTCAGGTGGTTAGCCAAGGTTCAAACACTTGTGTTATCTCGGCATCTGGTATTGAGCGTCGTTTATATGTCGGTTTAAACAAAGATAGTATTTCTTTTGCTGCTACCGATTCTGTCGTTGACACGAATAGTAATGCTGCAATAATCGTTTCAGTTCGCAACGAATATTCTGAGCGTGAATATCTTCCTGGTGTAAAGTGGATCAATGTTGCTCCTCGTCCCGAAACATCACTCTACGCAAACAGTGTAGGTGGTCGTAATGATGAGATGCATATCGTTATTGTTGATATTGATGGTGTAATTACAGGAACAACAGGTGCTGTTCTTGAGCGTTTCGTTGGAGTTTCCAAGGCAATTGATGGAAAAACTTCTGTTGGTGAAACCAACTACTACCCCGAAGTCATTAAGCAAAAGTCCAATTATATTTTCTGGGGTGAGCACGAGACCGATGTTTTCAGTGCAACGGGAACTGCTTCTGATGGTAATTGGGGTCTTGGTGCTAATGCACGTCAGTTTAACCTACTTCGTTCCACAACTGGGTCTGAATCATATCCTGAAGCTCGCGTAACTATTGGTTCTAAGCAGAACGCTACTTTCTATTATCGTCTTGCTTCTGGTGCTGATTACGCAACTGCAGGTGGTGTATACAGTACCAATAACTCAGACATTGCTTCTGCATATGAATTAATTCAAGATCCAGAATCACAAACTGTAGATTATATCCTTGCTGGTCCTTCTGGTGTTGATGATGCCTCTGCCATTGCTAAGGTAACTTCTTTGGTTAATATTGCTGAAGAGCGTCGTGATTGCATTGTATTCACTTCGGCTCGTAGAGGCGACGTTATTGGAGTGAGTAATGCTACGACTATTACGGATAACCTAGTTTCATACTTCGATCAACTTCCTAGTTCTTCATACTTGGTATTTGACTCGGGTTATAAGTACATCTACGATAAGTATAACGATGTCTATCGTTATGTTCCTTGTAACGGTGATGTTGCTGGTCTTTGCCTGCAGACAACTGAAGTTGCAGAACCTTGGTTCTCTCCTGCTGGTTTCCAACGTGGTATTCTGAGAAATGCAATCAAACTTGCATACTCACCTAACAAGACTCAGCGTGATCGTCTTTATGCTGCTCGTATCAATCCAATCGTTTCATTCCCTGGTCAAGGCGTTGTCCTGTTCGGTGATAAAACTGCACTTGGTTTTGCATCAGCGTTCGATCGTATCAACGTTCGTCGTTTGTTCCTGACCATTGAGCGTGTTATTGGCACTGCTGCTAAGTCACAACTGTTTGAACAGAATGATGAAGCACAACGTTCACTCTTCCTGAACATTG